GCAAGGAAGAGGTTAGTAGCTGCTCTGATATTATCAGGAATTGTTGGGGCAGTTGTTGACAGCGCAATTTTCCTAAACATTGCTTTTGGTTCTCTCAATTTTATTGAAGGCCAAATAATAGGAAAAATTTACGGAGTAATTGCTGCGTCGGTTGCAATTTTGATTATTAGAAAGGTTTACTTTTCAAGGAGTGGAGTTGTTTAATGACGAAGTGGACTGACCAAGATAAACAAAATGTCTTGGATCTTTTCAAGAAGTTTGGATCACAAGCACAGGTATGCCGGATCACTGGCGTACCATACTCCACAGTCGGAGAGTGGGTTAACCAAGACATAAAGAACAGAGACAACCCGCAGAGAGAGTTCCAGTCCCTATCGCAATCGAATGAGGAAGAGTACAAGAAACAGCGAGACAGGATCGTCAAGGAACTAGCTGAGGGCAATGATGTAACTCTATACGGGAAGCCACCTACCGGGCGATCAGCCCTTGAACAAAAGAAAAAGGAACAGGCAAGTGAATCACAAAGACATTCTTACTCAATCTCTCAGTATTATAGAGGACCGCCATCAGGATTACGGTGATGCTAGTTCATCATTCACAAGGGCGGCAACTATTGCTGGCACAATTCTAGGCAAAAATATTTCTGCGTATGATGTATCGGTTGTGATGATGGCTGTGAAACTAGCTAGGATTGCTAACCAGAGGACGCATCAGGACAGTTGGATTGATCTGGCTGCCTATGTCGGGTTCGCAGGGCAGTTCGCCGAGACTAAGTTACCGGATGCTGCCAAGGCAACACAGTTGCAGGTTGTTCTGTCTGATCTAGATGACCAGATTGCTGCTTCAGTGAAGCAGTCTATGAAGAAATGATCGACCCCATCACGGTACTAGGCCCGATTGCCCTGCTAGTTATTGGCACGGCAGTCGGGATAGCCACAAACGCATTGGTGTTACACATGAAACAACAGACGATGACGGATCATTGGAAGAAGGCCTACATGGATATGCAGAACCAGTTGGCTGCCGAGCGGCTACGCATGGATGACTTGCGTGTGAAGATTAATAACGCATTGGATCTTGAAGAAGCCAATGCAGAAGACAACGAAGTCATGATGACGATACACGACAGAATAAGGGAGTTACTGAAATGACCGAACAAGAAATGGAAATAGACTTTCTAAGAATTGAAGTTCTTAATTCAAGAACCAGAATTTCTTTTTTGCTGGAAACAATAAAAAATTTATCAGCCGAAAGAGAACGATTAATTAAAGAATGTGAACGTTACATTGAAGAAGTTATGGTTTTAAGAAGAAATTATGGCATCTTTCCAAATCAGGTAACAAAATAATGATCGACATTGTTGAACGGCTACAGACTGTTGACATTAGTTGGAGCCAAGAAGGCGAATGGTGTGCCGAGGCAGCCGACGAGATCATCAAGATAAGGGAAGACAAGAAACTAGCATTTGAATTGATGGACGTGTTTATCAAAGAAACCAATCGAGTAAAGAAAGTGCTTCACCGGATTGCAAAGATGCAGTCAGCACAGAAAATCGCACAAGACGCATTGGAGAAAGAGTGATGGATGAATACATTGAACACGCAACAGCACTGTTGGCTGTAGCAGAAATGTTAGAGGCAAACGAGTTAGTACATACTAGTTCATCTTCTGGTTTTTCTGACATTGGCATTGAGCCACAGCCTAACCAAAAAAACTTTAATTTAGAAGTCATCGCAGACAGCAAAAACGATTGCGGCACAGTCGCCTGTATCGGTGGATGGTGTTGGCTTCTGAATAAGGAAGAACCAGTAGCAACAGAAGATGGCTCAATTATTTACCATTATGATGCCATAGAAAGAGCACACTGGTACGTTAAATCGCGAAGAGACAAACTAAATGAATTATTTTACCCGCCGTTTCAAGAGTACGCTGATGCAGCGGATAAAGATAAAAATGGTGAAGACTGGTTATTTTGGGATGGTCTGGTAGACAATTACGGAAAAGTAACACCAGCACAAGCCGCAAAAGCAATAAGGAACTTTGTTAAAAACGGTGACGCTGATTGGTTTTCTGTGATGAAAAACGCACAAAACGCATTGGAGAAAGAGTGATGGATATTGTTGAAAGGTTGCGGTCGCCAGAAGTATTTATCATGGATGGGCCAATGATTAGCCCTGTCGCGTTTGAGGCTGCCGACGAGATCATTAAGTTGAGAAAAGCGTTGAAGAAAATTGCACCTGAAATTGTGCGGGTTGCGATGAAGATTGACAAGATGCACGATATTGTCCGTGAAGCACTGAAGGAGCCAGAGTGATGGATATATCAAGCGACGTGTGGACGCTCAAGTTACTGGCGCTCGCGATTATCTGGATGGCGGCTTGCCCGTTTTACTTCACCTACAAGGACTACGACGTGAACGTGAAAACGGTGACGGTTATGATGTTTCCTTTGATCGTGTTCTTGGTTTGGTTTTTCGTATTTTGGTGGGGGTGAGTGATGGATATCGTTGAACGGTTGCGGCAACGGATTGGTCTTGTGAAGTTTGATAGCGATGCAATTGCTTTGCGTGATGCCGCCGATACGATTGAGCAACTGCGAGGGCAAGTTGAATTTGAAAGAGAATGTCGCAATGGATCCTATGCCGATCTGGAAAAACAAGACGCCGAGATTAAGCGGTTGCGGGATGTGTTGCAATCAATCTCCAACAACACTTGTTGTGATAATTGCCAAGAAGCCGCTCTTGTTGCCCGTGCCGCACTGAAGGAGAAAGAGTGATGGATATCGTTAAACGACTGCGGAACGGTTGCACCTGTAATTTTGAATCAACACCCTGCGGTGCCGAGGAAGAATGTCGCAACGCATTTGATGGAGCCGACGAGATTGTGCGGTTGAGGAAAGCGTTGAAGAAAATCTGTCATGTCACTGGGTCAGACATGGAAGCATACGACATTGCTGAAAATGCACTAAAGGGGGGAAAGTGATGGATGCTATTAAAGAACTCAAAGAGTACGATGGATACATATTGTCTGAACAATACAAGATCAGGCATCGTGTGATCCAAGAGATCAAGCAGTTGAGGTTAGCTAACTCAGACCTTCAGATGAACTATGATTATGCCAGAAGCTGCTATGATTACGCCAGAACTGAACGCGACAAGTTGCAATCTGAAGTTTTAAAACTGCGTGGATCGTTGGCTTTTATCTCAACATTGACACCTCTCGATGGTCAATCATGGGAAAGCCACGCAAGGTTTATTAACGCGTATGCTATTTATCAATTAGAGGAGAAAGAGTGATGATGGATTTGTTGTTTTATATTGGAACAGTAGTCATTTGCATCTCGCCTCTACTACTTGGAATCATGATAACTCGTAAGGAGAAAGAGTGATGAGATATTTTCCGTTAGCGGCTGTTCGTCTGCAACGCGCAGCCTATCTACGTGAGAGAGAAAAATCATACGCTGAACGCAGAGAATGGAAAGAGAATTACGGTAAGCGTATTCGATTAAGCAAATCTGGTGTTCCCTTGGTGAAGGAGAAAGAGTGATGGCATACACTGGCCCAGAAGTTGAAGAGAGAGTTATGGAAGATATCGTAGATAGGCTGCGCGTTCTTAACTTCATGGGGCCGTGGAAAGAAGCGGCTGACGAGATCGAGCGACTGCGTAAAGAATTAGAAGAACTGTCAGAGAACATAGGGCTACAGCGGGATGATGCTTGGGATGATGGATTTGCACACGGGTTCAGCAGAGGAGAGGACGAGGGGTTGCAGATTGTGCGGGAAATTTATGAAGTGTATGCGGGGTCTGAAGGAATACCTCAACCAATGACCGCAGCAGAAGGTTACCTGTTATCACTTCTTATGGAAGTTGTCAGGATTGCACAAAACGCACTGAAGGAGAAAGAGTGATGGGTGATACAATTATTGAAATCGAAGAACTTGATCTGCCACTGATAGACAAGACTATCTATGACATCAAAGCCTATGTTGTCTTTGACAGGGAAGAAGAACAGCTTTGGTATCTGTCCTCTATCACTTGGGATGGCAACACCTTGGAATGGGACGGGGCTAGAACATTACGCAGTGCTGATCTGAGCAGGATGATATGGGAACACGTAATACACTATATCACTGACGAGGCTACCGAGAAGGCTGAGGATCATTTCTTGGATGAGGAACACGACTATTAAAGGACGTGCTTACCTCTGAAGACTGGCTCACCATTGATCAGCTCACACATCTCTGGCGGCATCAGCACACCGTCAATGAACGACAACACTAGGAATCCCGGCTGCGCTCTGCTGGGGGTTCCCTCACCATACTCGAAGCACTTGTGAGACGGATCACCGAGCATACCATCCTCAATGCCCCAGTGGGTTCCATTGCGATTGCGAACTGCTGTAACCTGCAACTGATGGGTGTGACCAGTGATGGTTGTCACGCCAGAGTGTAGAGCATTGTTCCATCCTGCATGGATGCCAGAGCGGAAACGATGCCTGATCTCTACACCATTGATATTCACCGCCCAGCAGAACTCCCATGTCGGGAACCTGTCTGAGATCCGACCTGCATAATCATCAAGCTCAGGTGCGTTGTTAGCTAAGTAGTGGTCAACACGCTGGTCATGGTTACCCATTGTCCAGATCCTGTGCTTTGACGGCTGTAGTTTGGCTATCCACTTGGTA